CCATATCTACCATAGTTTCCTAACTCGTCGTATCCTTTAGGATTTGCCGTTCTTATATTACCGTTATATTTTGTCGGATACCAGCATCTATATGTAACGTCATTCATTGTATCTGCTAACCTACTAACTTCTTGTGCTACATCTGAGCGACCCTCTACAGATGCAAAAGAGGGAGACCCCATGCGTAAATAGGCTGATTTTGTAATAATAAAGAAAGCTGGAGAAGCAAAAATATGCTTATTTATAGGAGCAGAGTAGTGATTGGATGCCTGTGCTGGTCCTATAAAACCATCAACCTTTGTAACATATTCTAGACCTTCAGTCAGTATATTTCGTTGAATTGGTACACAATCAATATCGCAAAACACAACTATATCTTGAGTTGTGTTTCTCATTATGTGTGTCATCCATTCCCCATGATTATATTGACCTACACTATAGTTAACAGGTATGTTAAAATGTTCATATACCTGTTTGTGTGAGTTTACTATATCAGGATTTGCATTATCCCAGTACATGCTATGTATAGAAATTTTCATAAATGTTTTTTAATTTTATCTATCCAGTATGAGCAGGAGAGTACACTTTCATTAAAGGCTGTATCTTCAAGCTGTTTTATTTTTTCTTCTAAAAATAATTTAGTCAAATCCGAATAATCATCTACTACAATAAACGGAACCTCTGATTTGTAAAACTGTAAATTGTATGAATCCTTTACTACCGGTATAACACTACAGTATTGAGATTCCCAAAATCTATACGTATCTATACCATTGCCTCTCGGGCACAGCATAAGCCTATGCTCCCTTAATCTTTTTAAATAAACATCCCATGTTCCCTTAGGTGTAGGTGTATCAACAGTCATCCAGCTATTTGTTTCAAACAATTCATAGGGCTGTAATCTATCCGATGGGTATGTTTCTATTCTATGATTTATATATAAGAGCTTTTTATCTTCCACCTCTAATTTATTAGCGAGATCTTCTGTTTTTGGAGTCTCAGGCACATTAGAGTTTCCAATACCTAAAGGTATAGAAAAGACTCTACTATTTTTAACAGCTATATTAACACCATACCATGCAATTATATTAGGTATGAGACAATAATCTAATAGTTTTTGTGTAATAGCATAATCTGAATCATGCGTTATTAAGCATACTCTTAAATTTGTTTTTTTGAGTAGGTCTGTAAAATATGGCACAAAATCCGTTTTGCAGTATACTATAGAATTATTACTGAGACCCTCTATATCATATCTTCTAGTAACTCTTAAATCATCCCATCTTCTTGAATCGTTCTTAATAATATCATGTTGAGCGAAAATATAATCGCTCTTTTTTGCAAAATTATGACCGCATAAAAATTGATCTGATGTTAGCATTTTTCGAGGTGTTTAATTAGAGATTTTACTCTGCTATAATAGGTGTGTTTTTGTGATAGTATATAGCCGTTATTACTAATTGTATTTAAAAGAGTATCATCCTCCAGGAGAGCTTTTATTTTTTCTTCAAGAGTTTGTATACTATTATAAAATACTACATTTTCCATATCTCTAAATCCTAGTTCGGTATACTGCGAATTATAGTCTGTTAAAAGTAACGTCCCACACCCTATGGTTTCGAAGTTTCTATAATTAACATCGTTTGCTATATTTTTGTTAAAATGTATTCTAAGCTCATTTATAGTTCTAACCATATCATCACCTCTAGTACCTATAAACTGTTTGAGTTTAAATTTATCTGTTAAATAATCTAAAATTGGTCTTCTATTACCGTGATTACCAACAAATCCGATATCATATTTTTTACTAATATCCTCTCTTTGAATTACTTCATCACAAAACGCGTTGGGGAACCACGCTGTATGTTTTTTTGTAGCGTAGTCTTTTGTAGAGTGTAAGAGTAAATTATATTTGCCTTGTTGAAAAATATACTCATAGGGTTGCTCACCTCTAAAGTGAGCATCAATACTCCAAAGAATTTTATAAGGTTTTGTTACTCTAGATAAATCAGGTAGCCAATCATCACCATAATTTTCTAAATTTAAAATAAAATCAAATTCATTAAAGCTAATAGTCTTACCCCAATTCGGATGATTTAATCCCCATACCGTTACATCCCAACCATTTTTAACAAACGCGCGTGATAATGAAAGACACTCTCTAAAGTTTTTATCTTCCTCGTGCCTACTCGCTTCTTGTATTATAAGTATTTTCATTTTAAGCTTCTTCTATGGTGATCGAATATTTGACCGTATTTACTAGTAGTATTAATTTTATGATTACCCCATTGTGAGGGATCCCGCTCAATTTGAAGATTGTATTTTATACTCAGTAATGACAGCACCGATTGATCGTGTCTATGTTCTACTAATTGATTGTTAAAGTCATTAGTGATACTAGGAGCATTTGAAATAATATTATAATTCTCTGATGCTTTAGCAAAAACATCAAAAAACTTTTCAGTAAAATTAGTTTTTTTAAACGCTATGTATGAACCATTTACCTGATTACCATATACAAACTCATTCGTAGTAAGTCCAAGTAAATTAAAGCAATCTGATTTAGTCCAGTTAACATTTTTCCAATTTTCACCTGTTGGTGATCCATCAGAGTTATCAAACAATAAAATACCTTTTTCGTTCTGTAGTACAATATCATAAATAGGTGCTAAATCACTGACTACAGTATTACCAGCATCAACATATAGAAATACATCATCATCATTTGCTTCTTTGAGAAGTTTATTTATGAAGTATGATTTCCACACCCAATAGCCAAAACCTCTTACTTCTCTAAAAAGATTAATATGTTTTATATAAAATTCTACATCAATATCACTTTCACGATATGAATATATTTTATCCACATACGGTTGTGCACTCTTTACAAGGTCTTCGGCACTTTTATAATATCGCCAATTTGAAAATGTTATTAAGTGTTTATTCATGTTATGACAATGTTTCTATAGTTGGAAAATATTTAATAAAAATATCATCTGATACATTTCTCTTCTGTTTTATTTTCGAGTAAATTTCTTTATAAAAATTCCACGCTAAAGGTATAAACAGTACTTTATCGAATTTTTCCTGCTCTAGGATCTCGATGCCCTTAATAACAATATCTGTACCAGGAGTTAATAGATCGTGCTTGAGTGGGTTATCGTCGATAATAATATCCATGTGTATATGTCCGAAGTTTAGCAATGTCATACCTTTTGCTGCTGCGCCATAACCTATTATAGTATACCCCCGTGTTTTATATTTTTCTATAGTATTTTTTAAGTCTTGTGTAACTTTTACAGCATTATTAGCGAAAAGTTTGTATGTATCAATATCGTAAAGCCCTCTTTTATGTTCTAGCTCTAGAACAGACTCTATATTGGTATCGTGTTTATTTTTAGATATTTCAAACACATAACTACTGCCATGTATATCAAACTTAAATACATTATTGAGCTTAAGTCTTGATCTCTCAACAATTGCTTTCATCGATTTAGCGTTAAAGAACGAAAGGTGCTCATGATATATAGTATCAAACTCATTATTTAAAATCATGTTAGATTGAGATGTTTGTATATATATTGTACCCTCTTCTTCAAGAATTTCGTAACACTGCTGTAGGAACTCTAATATATTGTGGGTGTGAGCAAAAACGTTTTGCGCTATAATTAAGTTATACTTTATATCTATTTTATTAGATGGAAAAAAATCACATATAACAGTATGATTTGCATTACTCAAAGTATGTAGATTAGCTGCGGGATCTATACCAAAAGTTTTAACGCCTATTTTTTTATAAGAGTCGAGCTGTGTACCATCATTACATGCTATATCAAGTACTGTTTTGGGAGTAAAGTTATAGTGACTTTTAAACCGCTCTACTGTAAAGCGAGCGAAGAAATCAAAATACTCTCTTAGTGTATTTGAGGTTCCGCTAACATATAAGTAGTTTTCAAACATTAACTTCGGATTAACGACTATACTAAGTTGTGTGTGAAAGCAATCAAGGCATAGGTTAAGCGAAAGAGGATATAGATCTAGCTTTTCTTCACTAGTGTGATATGAGTTAGCAAGAGGTTGATCATTTAAATTAAGAAGTGGTTCTACATTTGAACCGCAGCACCTACATGTTTCTATCTCAGTGAAATTATTCATATTGTTTATATTCATTACGTGGGGTTTTATTACAGTTATTGAAGTTATCTAAAATACTTTGTGTTATTGTTTCAATTGTCTCGTTAAATTTAAAATCGTACGATTTACAGAATTTGCTTGAATCGATTGCGAAGTTATAAGCTTTTGTTTGAAGCTTAACATTAGTTATTTTTTCTATATCATTTACACTATACTCTAATACAGGTTTTTGTAAGATTTTAGATACGCCGTTCGCAATTTCTTCTGAGGTACTATTAAAGGACGCTAAATTATATATACCTGGTTTGTCTTCAGATGAATCTATTATAACTTGTAACGCCCTACAAAGGTCAGCTATACCTAAAATAGGTCTTAAAATATCTTTTATATAAAGTTTTATATGACCTGATTGTAATCCTGATACAGTCATAGCGTTAATCATAATATCATCTCTCAAATTAGGTGACCATCCATTAACAGTTCCAAATCTTAGACCGTAGAAATTTTTACCAGATTGTAGTGCATACATATCTATAATTTGTTTCGTTAGATCGTAAGGATTATTAGGTGTAAACTCCGTGTAGTTCTCGTCTACTATTTTACTGTTTGTATGTCCGTAAACAGATGAACTGCTAGCATATATAAATTTTTGCTGTTTATTTATTTTTGATAGAATATTTACAAAATTTCTTACATTGTTGTTAAACGACGCTATTATATTACCATCGCACATTTTAACGGAGCTATGACCTGCTAAAAGTATTATACTGTCAAAGGCTTCAATATAATCTTTTTCGAGATTGTTGAAATCAATTTTATGACTCTTGGATTCACCAAACCAATTTAAATCAATATTAGTAATATCATATATTTCAGAGTATTTTTCTCTAAAATAACTTCCAATATATCCCGATCCTCCTAAAAGCAGTATTTTTTTCATTTTATTATATATCTTTGTAGACCCTTATATTCAACTTTATCTATTAATTCATAGGTTAATGTTGTAAGTCCGTTATTAAAGCAATCTAAAGAACTATTTAAAAATTTCAACTTATCTAAATTAGTACTATGAGTGGGCATATAATGATCACTATCTACCAAACCATTACCGTCATTACATAATTTTATATAATTATTAATTTTGTTACCTGTAGTTATATTGTTTAAGGTAAATCTTTTCAGTAGCTCGTCATCCTCACCGCCCCATCCCCACATATCATTATTAAATCCATTAACCTTAATAAAGTCCTCTGCAACAAATCCCATGCTCTTATAGAAAGCTCCATCTGGAGAATGTTCTTGACAACAAAATTTTGTTGTGTATTGTATATTGTAATCTACATCTACAGGTAGTAAATCTATAGGATGAAAGAAGAAAGCATCATTATTTTTAATGACTTCTTTATATAAATCAAAACCTATATTAATTGTTCTACCGAGATTAAACAATTCTTCGTCATGATTATCATATTTTAAGCCTCCAGATTGTTCAACAATAAATATTTCTATTTCATCGTTTGTTATATTTGTTGAAATATAATCTTTAAACGGCTCTATAAAGCTATCTAAAGCCGTTTGATACTTACCTTTTCGATCCTTAAACGGTAGCGCAAAATAATACTTCATATATTATAATATTTTTAATTTCGTTGTGTATCCACCATTTGCCAATTAGGTTGTATATTTAAATAACGGCTTAATTTTGTTACATCGTTAATTCTTTCTTCTACTAAATCGTGCCATAATTTATCACTAATTTTATTAACATCTGCTACTGCCATCCTCTCAGCTGTATTATCCTTAACGTTCTTACCCAATACCCAGTGTCTATGTTCTATCATAATATCACCTCTATATATAAGCCTATTAAACGCAGAAAAGACCTGATGTAACCATTGATCAACCCAGTTAATTTTAAACTCCTCGCGCATAAACCCGCCCATAATTTCAGCATACTTTCTATGGCAGAATAAGTTTACAGCGAGCTTAGCACCATGGCAATCATCGTTACAATGAACAGCTTTAATATTATCACTCGGACCGTTTTTAAATTCTTCTATAATTTTTAAATCCCAATCCTTCGTCTTAAATACCATGTCATCTCCAATCATTGAGATGATCTCTTCGGTTGAATTATCAACTAGTATATTCCATAGCTTGCCTAAGCCTAAAAACTCGCCATTGTTCTCTATCTCTATTACCTTAAGACAAGGTATCGCTGACGATACTTTTTTAATAGTGTCTAAAGTAGGGTCGTCTTTATCAACACCATAATAAACATTGATATTATTAATATCACTTACTGTGGTTAGAATTGAAAATAATAGAGTAAGTCTATTATTCATTCTCTCTCTTGTTGGTACTAAGATAGATATTTTCATTGTTTGAGTTTCTTTATAATCTTTACTACATCTTCCTTTGAAACGTATGGAGGTTGGTTTGGGTAGTGACCGTGTTTTTTGAGATATATTTCCCTACCTCCATAGACATTTTTTTCCCACTGTTCTGATTTATTTGCGATTGAGGAGTTATCGATAGCTCCAGGAGCTTCAGTTAAATATTTGTGACTATCATGTAGATCTGCAAACCACCAAAATGGCGGATGATAACCTGCTTTAATAATACGATATGTATGATCTACATGCTCCCATGCATTATAAAATGCTTGATCAATAAGGCCTACTTTTTCAAGAACTTCTTTAGTAAAGAAAGAAAACATAGCTACTGTATGTTCAAATAGTGATACTTTAACCGTCTTATAGTCGAGTACCATTTTCGGATTAGGCTCAGAGTCTTGTTTAAGAAGGTGTCTGTTATGTAAATCGAATTGAATATCCTGCTTTCTATTAAACGGTGAACCAGGACCATAATTAAAGTGATGTATACCGCTAGCTTTGTAAGCTTCTATATACTTAGTAAAAATAGACGAGTCAAGTATAATCATATCATCCTCTATAATAAAGATATAATCACAACCTTTATCTAGAAGATGCTGCATAGCTCTGTTTTTTGATTTACCTACGCCTAAATTCTCTGGATTATCTAACCACGTACTATTTTTAAGTGGATTTTTAAAATTCTCTACAGGTTCGCCGTCATTTACAACAACCAATTCATTAATAGTTCTCTCACATTGTATTAGTGAATTGAGAAGACCACTCAAATAATCGGTTCTATTACAGGTAATAATGCCTACTCCGATCTTTTCTTTCTTTTCAACCATCTAATTTAATTATCTACACCTAGGAAAAAAATCAACTGTAATAAATATAATTAAGATGGCATCATGCAATACATCAACTTATACTAATATCTTAGATCTTCCTCAAGCTTTAGATATTGCAACTGGAAATTATCTCATAGTCGAAAAGCCTGATGAAGGCACTTATATACTAGACTTTAGTGATTTTATCATAACTCTAGAAAACACCACTTTTGCGCCGTTAATTTTTAGTCTTCAAACGCAAATTACTCAACTATCCGCTATTACCCAAACATTCGTTAATAATTTAAGTGGTAGTAACGTACTTGTAGGTATTGAAGTGGGTACTAATATAACTACTGGCTTAGATAACATTGCTATAGGTAAGAGCTCGATGAGTCAGGGTCGTGTTGTCGGTATAGGTAATATAGGAATAGGATCAGATACTCTAGATAAGATTACAGATGGCACCTACAACATTGGTATTGGTAGACAAGCACTAGCTAATTTAACTACTGGAGATAGTAACATTGCAATAGGTCAGAGTGTAATGAGTCAAAAGAATGTTATTAGCGATAATAACATTGCGATAGGTAAAGATGCACTAGATAACCTAACAACAGGGTTTTACAATATAGGTATCGGTGCATCTGTTATGAGCCTTAGTACTGTTACAGGTAATTACAACCTAGCCGTAGGTCGTGACGCTCTAAATAGACTTACAGGTGGAGATCGTAACATTGGTATAGGTGCTAGTGTTATGAGTAAGGGTAATGTTACTGGTAGTAACAACGTTGGCATTGGAACCGATTCACTGGATAATTTAACTACAGGTTCGCAAAATACATGTGTTGGTTTAAGTGCTGGTCAGGGAATTACAGTAGGTGTTTATAACGTTGCACTAGGTACTGAATCAATGCATTTAGGTAATGTAACGGGCTACGGTAACGTAGCGGTTGGTCGTGAAGCTCTCACTACTATAACAACTGGTCATCAAAACGTAGCACTCGGTCGTGGTTCGTTGCAGCGTCTTACAACTGGATTTTATAATGTAGGTGTTGGTTTAGAGACAATGAGCACTAATACTGTTACTGGTAACAGTAACGTAGCAGTTGGTGCTTTTACGCTTGGTAAAATAACAAATGCGGAGCGCAACGTCGCAGTTGGATATAGTGTTATGAACAATAACACCGTGCTAAGCGCTGGTTCTAATACAGGTAGTGATAACGTTGCTGTAGGGGTTAATTCTCTTGATGATTTAACATCAGGCTTTGGTAACATTGCAGTAGGTGCTAACGCGCTTCGAAAAATGCAAACAGGATTCGGTAATACTGCTATTGGTTATAATGTAATGACCGATACATCTACAACTGCTACTGGTAACATAGCTATAGGATATTCTACTGCTACCTATATGGCGTCTGGAGCAGATTATAATATCGCTATCGGTACTAATGCTTGTGAGAGACTAGCAAGAAGTTCAGATTATAATGTAGGTATAGGTTTTAATGCATTAGGGCAAGCAGGAGCTACGACAAATGCTCTTAGTGGAGAGTTTAATGTAGCTTTAGGTTATTACGCTGGGTCGCAAATGCTATCTGGTAATAATTGCATTCACATAGGTAACAATTCCGGAGCTAATACCCAAAATACAAGAGGAGCTTCTGATATTATATGTATTGGTCGTAACTCTGGATTCTTCTCTGCTAGCTCTATACCTATTACAAATTCGGTAGCTATAGGTCTGAATGCACTTATTAATAGATCAAATCAAATCGTGCTTGGTGATGGTAACTCTGACACATTCGTTAAGGGTGGTGTCGTTCAAACAATCTCCGATGCTAGAGATAAAGTTGATATTAAAGATACTCAACTCGGATTAAACTTTATAAGTAAACTAAGACCTGTAGAATATAGATATGATCTAAGAGAAAACTATTATGATCGGGTTACAAAAACATTCTTACCTAAAGACGGTTCACAAGCAGGTAAGAGATATCATCAAGGCTTAATAGCACAGGAAGTTAAACAAGCAGCGGATGAACTTAATGTTGACTTTGACGGATATCAAGATATGAAAGTTAACGGCGGTGCAGATGTTCTATCGTTAGGTTATAGTTCATTTATAGGACCGCTTATTAAAGCAGTTCAAGAGCTCTCAACAAAAAATCAAGAGTTACAAAGTAGAATAGAAGCTCTTGAGTCTGCTAACTAAGACCGAACTTTTTAAATAACTCTTTTTCCTTTTCTTCTTGGTCTAGAGCAGCTTTTTGCTGCTTAACGAGAGCTTCGAGTTCATCTAGCTTCTCAGGGTTAAACAAGGAATGCTCATCTCCATATAGCTCACCATCCATGTTAATATATTCTGAGATAATATCGATACGTCTTTGAGGATTAGCCGGAAGTATAATTACGCCAGGTGAATCATCTTTTGGAAAAAATATATCAGCATCATAATTCTGTTCGTACTGCGCGAATAAAGCAGCGAATATATTATCTATCTCTTTTATATACTGTATATCTGTGTCTCTAACTCCATCATCTTGGACTTTAATAGACTCATCGTATTGAAGTAAAAAAATGATATCTAAATGTCTCATTGATTCCTTAGTAAGGGTGATACATTTATCTACATATTTTTTATCAAATCCATCAATACCTTTATCATGTGCCCATAATGTATACGCTAGATTATCGAGTGGGCATCTATCAAAAACTACTTTAGAGTTTTTATCATATGATTGAAGTTGGTCAATCATAAAGTTAAGAATCTCCCACTGTGTATCCGTAGTGGTAGCAGACGAATGAGATAAATTTTTTTCTTTTATTAGATCTCTATATGTTTTTTCTGGAGTCGTATATTGAGACCAAACAGCTAAGAAATTTTTAATAAGAGTTGTTTTTCCTGTATTTGCAGTACCTGAGAAAGCTATTCGCATACGGTTATATATGCTCTTCTAGCAATTTTTCAAGAAAGAAGACCACTCATCTTTGTAAATATCAAACGTAAGACCGTTATTAGGCTTGTATGGTCTATATCTTAATTTAAGTCCTGCTTCACTTAAATATTTGTTACTCTTCTTTGAGTTCAAGAGCCTATCGCAAGTGACTAAATTCTCCCAAGTATCCTTACCGCCTTTGCTTTTAGGTACGACGTGATCAACACTAAGCTCTTCTTTAGATAGTTTCTTTCCAGTATATAAGCAAGTATAATTATCTCTCTTATAGATATTATGCTTTGTAGGAAATTGAACTCTATTAAATATAACTCTATCAAAGTTTGTACATATAACTACCTGCGGAACTCTTACAGGTCCTTTTGCTGTCTGTAGGTACTCATCGTACGGTCTAATTGGTAGAGAGAGCCAGTCCTGTACATTCGGTACCGTCGTAAAGTATTCTACATTCTCAAGATTTACACGAGCATCTTCATCCTCTTCGTAAGAGATATCCAGCGGTATTACCGCACCAGAAAAAATGTTACCGAAGGTTTTTTGAATACCTTCAACAGCAACCGGAAAATAATACTTATTTAATACAAGAGTCTTATAGGCTTTCATTATATAACTAAAAAAAAGTTAATATGCCCACTTTGCATCACCAAGAATTTCATTCGAATCATCCCACCAGTCATCCCATTTTTCATTTGTTGCTACCTCCCAATTAGGTATCTCGCTTATAGCACTTTGCGGTGTTAATGATACAGGTAGCCATTTAAGTCTATTATTAGGGTAAATAGCTATTTGTCCATTCTCTAATTTAATTACATTACCCTCCTTATGCTCTTCTAGCAGCTCGACATCACCTACATCTAACACTCCTAAAGAATTACTCTCAGGAAGAAAGTCAAGCGTAAACCAGTAGTGACCTGTCATAGGCTGTACTCCTTTACCAAGATTGACTAACATAGGAACATCAACTAGCTGTAGTTTTTGCCAAAGTTCAACTGATCCGCTTAAACACTCCCACATTTGTATTTTGTGTAATGGAAGAGCATTATGATACGTTTCAGGCTCGCGCCAGTATACACATTGAGGTGGTATTTTATCATAGCATGCTGCATAAGCATCTACCCATACCTGAAATACGAAAGGGCGATTTCTTAATGCTCTAACAGATACCAGCCACGCTGGCTCAAATTCTTCTATACTACCACCAAAAGCGTCTTTACGGATATAAACTCGAGATTTAGGAAGATTAACATTTCTCATAATAATTATACTTTAAGAGCCATGTTCCAGAGAAGCAAGTGAAGTCTCGGACTGAAATTAACATGCATTGCTTTAGCGTATTCAGCTACAGCTGGTGCCTTTTCTATATGCTCTTCACGTGAACCGCAGCAAGGCATAAACCATACCCGATTGAGAGGTACATTAATATTTTCTTTATCTTTGATATATTTACGCCAGATCTCCTCAATGTCTTCTGATTTACTAATTACAAATTTAAATCCAGAATTATGTTCTTTATGCCATTTAAGTACTTCAGGTTTATAAGTCTTCTCTTCAGGATCACCATTTGTTGTAAGCTTAGGTGAGGTGGTAAACGTAGCGTTAAACTCTGTAACCCATCGCTCGTCAGGCATTAATGTAGCATTAGTTTCAAAGTCAATACGAGGTGTAAAATTATATCGATCTCTAAACGCCTCGACAAATTTAAGCAATTGTTTCTGCTGAATCATAGGCTCGCCACCAGTTAGCTTCCAAATAGCACCTTCACGTAAGTGAGTGACGTGATTACCAGTCTCCATGAGTTCGAAGATTTCATTAAATGACTTCTTATTCTTTACTGACCAAGAGATAAACGAGTCACAACCATTAGGTGAATCTTCCGACGCAAATCCTACACAAGTAAGATTACACATGGACATCCTCATAAAGACAGAAGGTTGACCGATATACTCACCTTCACCTTCTAGTGTGTAAAAGATAAGATCATCACTTAAAAAGATAGTCTCTGTATCACAATCTACGCTCATATATAATATATTATGATATAGTTCCTGACAGAATCAAGTGTTTTTGAATAAATACTAATGCATGACTCACAAGTCCCCTACGCGTAAGCGTAAAAATGCAGGTTTGGATGAATTAGTAGATATCGAAGATTCTATCCAAAAAAACTGGCTTTTTAATTTTAAAATTAAAAAGCCCTTCTACTTCAATACCAACCACAAAGCGTTTTATGAATGCATAAAGCGTGAAGAGACTAATATGGTCTTTGTTGATGGACCAGCGGGTAGTGCAAAGTCATATATTGCCGTACTTGCAGGTTTAGAGCTCATTAAAGATCAAAAGACGCGAGGTATTACCTACATTAGATCTGTTATTGAGTCTGCGTCAAGATCTATTGGTGCACTTCCAGGTGAGGTAGATGATAAATTCTTACCTTACGCAATGCCTTTAATTGAAAAGGTTAGAGAGGTTACCGATGATGGTACATGCGGGTTACTACAGTCTAGTAACATTATACATGCAGTGCCTGTTAACTTTGTTAGAGGACTTACATTCAACGATAGTGTTGTAATAGTAGATGAAGCACAGAACTTAACCAAGGGTGAGCTTGTTACAATATTAACCCGCTTTGGTAAAAATACAAAATATATTGTTTGTGGAGATTTAAAGCAATCTGACATTGGTAAAGCTTCGGGATACGAAGAGATATTTAAACGCTTTAACAATGAAAAATGCGTAGATAATGAAATCTACGCATTTAAATTTGGCGAAACAGAAATCGTAAGAAGTAAAATTTTACGATTTATTGTTGATGTTTTAGAAGCAAAACATTAACCCCAACTAGTACCGGCAAACGGATTACCCATACCCTGAGATACATGGTTACCTACAGGTGCAGCATTCTTTGAATGCTGTTGCGTTAGTGGTGCAGGTTGTTCTGCGTTTTCCAGCGGTATATCTTTTTCAGTTTCGGTATGAGGTATCTTTTTTAGATTTAGTACAAAATTGTTATACTTCAACTCGTCTTCATTATTTGTAAAAGTAGCAGAATTTTCTTCATGCTCAAATACCTCAACTTTATCAACCCAGCACCTATCAGTAGTAAGAGATTTAATATAGCTATTTGCAATGCTATGAACAACCTCTGCAACTCTTTCAATTCCTACACCTTTTTCTAGAACACGGAGCTGTATAATACCTTTACGATCTAGTTCTTCGAATGTTGCTAGCTCTGGATCATCTGCTGCTACAGTAGTGGTATGATCAAATACATGCTGTAATTTAGCTTTAAGCTCTTTCAAGCCACCAAAATCTACACACCAGTTTCTTTCGTCAAGTGACGAACATCCAAACCAAATTTTGGCCTTTAACTGATATCCGTGAAGAAACCGACAGTGACTATGCGTAGCTCTCCATTGTCTAAACGCACATGAACCTAGTTCAATAATTTTAGTGCTTTGATAACTCATATGTTTTATTATATGAGTCGTTTAGTAATTTCAACTGTAATAGTAAATCTTTTTGATTATTTTTTTCTGATATTAGAAACTCATCTTTAAGATATTGTCTTAGGGTATCTACGTCAGCCGTCGTAAGGACGTAATTATCATTATTTGCTGCAGCAGGTATTAATGTATCTATTTCTTTTCTCGGGTCTCTTATTCCACCTCTAAAGGTTCGCTTTAAAGCTGTAGCCCATTTACTCGCAGTTGAGTTAGTAGTATTGAAATTCAATTTTTTCATTAGGTCGTCGAGCTTTGGTAAGGTTTCATTAGAGCCTGAATTAGATATGCTGTTACCATTATTATCCTCAATATCCTCTAAAGTAAACTTACCATCACTGCCCTTACTTATTGCCGCATTACCCTTAAACACCTCAACTCCGCCTTGTTTTTTATAACGATTTGCCTCAAAATATATAAAAAACTTATTAACTTTAGATAAACGAAAGCTTTTATGGCTCATAGGAGCAGCATTTTGCTTACTGGTTACTTTTATTGAGGCAGGGTCAAATACCTTTGTCCAGTTAGTCTTTAATTCATTTTCTACAAATCTCTCCGGTGTTGAATTAATTTGTTTATTTTTTTCTGCTGTAAATGCATCAGATGCACTCTTACCTATAGATTTAATTTTATTAATATCACTACCTATCGCTTGAGAGAGATTAGGTGCTACAACTTTCGCTATCCCTTTTGCAGCTCCAGCAGCACCGGCAACAGTCTTAGCTATAGGACTAGTAATTTTTCGTATAGTGTTAAGAAAGCCTTCATCTAAAAGCTCTTTCTGAGATATTTTTTGCATACATATATTTATAATCATTTAATGATTTCTAATATATTTGAATATAGCCAATATACTTTAACGTTTTTAGATATTTTCTTTGCTCGAGATAACTTTAGCTGATCCCATACATAAGATTGATACTTGGTTGTTTTCTCATTCTTATACGGTGTAGCTTTACTCCACGGGTCGTTTAAAATGTCTCGCTTTGTATAGTGCCACGGGCCATTAATTTCAATAATTGTATTTATTTCTTTATTATCATCAAAGATAACAAGGTCATAAAAACAATATTTTTTATTTATTATATTAAAGAACTCACGGTCATTTGTACCGCCTAAGTAGTAACATTTATCTTCATTTATATTGTTATTGCTGATATACTCTCTAATAAACTCATATGCAGGCTTAGAAAATCTCGAAGTCATATAGCCAGCTTCAAAGAGCTTATGCATAGAAATTCTACGCTTTATTTTTGTTTCTAGTCTGTTAGCAGCTTCTTTAATACGTTTTTTTCTCAGACCTGGATTTTTGTAATTACCGCATTTTTTCTTTCGTATTTGAATTTGCTTAAAATCTGTCATCTGATGTGTTGTCTTTATCTTTCTTATTTCTTTCATTCTCGATGCAACCTCTTTACCAAATCTCTCTTCATAACTTTTACCGCGGCAGTAGTTAACGCGGGTAAATCTTAGTTTTTCGTCTACAACTTTAGATATATTAAACATCAGCTTATATTCCTCAATAGTCATATTATGCTGCTTTAAGTGAGTATTATTAATAAATTTTAACTTTCGATTACAAACCAAACATTCCATAATAGTAATAATATTTATGCTCGCACCATCACTTTTCTGCAGTTTTAAAATAATTTGATTTTAGGTTGATTTTATGGATACTGACATATATATTAGATGTAATGAATGATATTCCCTTCTCAAACAGTAACATTGTATTGACCGAATCTGAAAAAAATAAACGCATTACTAAAGCTTCCGAGCACTTTGGTAAGTTTATGAATGTTTTAGGTTTTGATTTTCGAAACGATCCAAACTCTATTGATACACCTAGGCGTGTAGCTAAAGCTATTGTAAACGATATCTGTTCAGGTTGTTTTACTCCACCGCCAAACATTACCGCCTTCGATAATGTAGATCAGTATGACGGTATTGTATGTCAGAATAATATCAAGATGACCTCTATTTGCGCTCATCACTGGCTTCCCTTTACTGGTACAGCTCACGTAGCGTATATTCCATCAAAAACAGGAAAAGTTATAGGCCTTAGTAAGCTTAATCGTATTGTTGATTGGTTTGCGAGGCGCCCTCAAGTACAAGAAAATCTTACAATTCAAATTCATAACTTCGTTAATGATGTGTGTAAAGACAATCAAGGTGTAGCTGTTATGATTGAGGCAAATCACACTTGCTGCGCTTTGAGAGGTATTAAGCATGATAGTTCGATGAGAACAGCAAAGATGTCTGGAGCATTTCTTGATAATAATGATAATAGCAGATCTGAGTTTTATAAATTTGTAGAATTTAGTAAAGATAAATAGGAACTTTATCATACTAACTGTATGAATATTTTTGTAACTAATGAAGATCCCGTGTTAGCAGCGCGGGATCTTTGTGATAAGCATGTAAGATCCAAAATGCAGATTGAAGGAGCTATTATGTTGGCTCATGCTTTTCCGCAAGAAGTTCTAGATCACCCCTCAACTCCAAAAACTAAAACTGGTAAGTCGCGTAAATCTGGTAAAGGTTACTCAAAACATCAATGCTCGATATGGGCTCGTGAATCGAAAGATAACTTTATGTGGTTGACAAATCACACTCTAGAGCAGTTTAATGAAAGAATGTATAGGTGGCCCGATTCAACAGAACACTTCACAAAGGATTTCATTGTGTGGTGTAGTAAAAACTTACATAATACAACAATTCAAAAATTATCTCTAACGCCGTTTGCAGTTGCTATAAGCGATGATTGTATATGTCGTAAAATAATACCTAACTTTAATAACCTATCTGTTGTAGATCAGTATAGAGCGTATATTATTTACGATAAAGACTTTGCAACCTGGACTAAAAGAGAATCGCCTAATTGGTATAATCAACTTCAATCTGATCACCAGCGATATGATTCGAGTTTACATCAATCAAAGCGTCAAGCTGCTTAATAAAGTCCTTACCAATAAGAACTTTATATTCGTTCTGCGACCTGTTACCAATACTAAAAGGTATATTATCAAACTCTGTACCTGCAAATTTCATTCTAAATGTAACAACTGGTCTTTCTTCGACATGACCGGCACCTACATTAATATTAATTGTATCGTGAACGTCTTTTATAATTCTTTTACCACCTATGGTTGTAAAGGTAACCTTATTACCTTGTTTAGTAATATTCTCACCATGCAGTACATTATAAGCGCCGTTACCTGAGTCAATTTTTGCTTCAAGAGAACCGATTCCAGCCAGTTCTATTTTTTCAATTAGACCTATAACTGTAGCCTCGAAGAATTTCTTAAAGCTTTTCATTAGTTACAATCTGAGCAACCTCCACAAGTACAACCTTCTCTAGCATAAGAACAACCTGTATCTTCATGACCTGTATTATACATGTCTCCTTCTTCATGATTACAACTACCGGTTTCGCTACCCTCGTGTTGTTGATACTCCAACCAGTGATAGACGGATGATATATAGTCTGAAGCCTTAGTAATTTTTGACGCAATCCAACCCTCAAGGCCCTGCATTTGACTTACCATTTCTTTTAATTTTGGTGCGTACTCTGCAAGCTTATGAAGATCTGCTGATGCCATTTCAATCTCACTAGGATCATTTTCACCCTCGTGCTCCATGTGTTCCTCTTCATGAGATTTATGACTTTCGTGGTCTACTTCTGCACCTGGCATATCCATTGTTATCATTACAGGCTTACCTCCTAACATGTTAGAGGGTGTAAGGGACATACCGCCTACATCACTATAAGCTTCTTCTAGCATTTTAAAATCTTTTCTAGTAGACATATTATTATTTATGCTATAACTAGTATCTTCTTAATTCTTTCTTTATCTGTCTGATTAATTATTTCAGGTACAAAGAAATCTAAAGAAGAGGGATCTTTACTCATAATCATTTCTCTAGTTTGTGTACCACGTACACCTTCACCGCTTAATGGTATATCTATTATTTGAACGTTAGGATATTTTTCAGGATTTTTTCGAAAGGAATTATATCTAGCACTATCTTCCGGACCAGCTCCTACAATAATATTTAAGCTAGGATTATCTAAAGCATAGTCGTAAGTAGAATTTAGAGGTGTAGCAGGGCTCTTGTAAATCTCTATAGGCTTAGATAAATACGGTGCATAAATGGTCCATATTTGATATGCCATATCTTGATCTATACCATCACGTGGACTTTTACCTATAAAAACAACACCTCTATCAGCATTTTTTAATAACTCGTTCAACGCTTCAAAGTGACCTTTTGTAGGGGGCTTAAATCCTCCTGGAAAGATAGCTACCGATTCTTTATTTTGCTCGAAAAATAATTTAAAGTTTATCATATACGACCCTTATTTTTATGAAAAGTTGGAGATATTACCTTAAAAGTAAATGTCTCTCCCTGTTGTAATATTTTTATAACTAATCCTTCATAGTCACCTAACTTACCTGCTAGTTTGCCTAACTTACGTAAAATTTTTGTATGCATTCTACGTTGATAGGGTAATAGTACCTTAATTAAATGCGATCTCATTGCCTTTTTAGCTATCTGATCGTCTCTTTTTCTTGAAGTATTGTAGAGTACTTCTTCGTAATTTGGATTCTGCGCTTCAAAGGTTTTTATTTCCTGTACTGCGTTATCAGTTTCATACTTTAAATTAATAGGCTCGAAGACGTCAATATTTAAAGGTATAAATTTAACATTATCATTTGATAAATCCGTTAAACTTCTAGTTATAGCTTCTACTAATTCAGGAGAAAGTTCTTGACCGTTGTAATCTGTTACGGATATAAGAGGAAAAGTAGACCAGGAGCCTAGTTTATCCCTTTCGTAATTTGTTGCAACAAAATAAACGATACCTGGAACCTCATCACGTGATAGTGCAAAAGGCGAATACAGCCATTCTGCCTGTACTCTTATACCATCTAATTTTAGATCTTTTTTGTATCTTAGTAATGTCTTATAAACTAGCTTTTTAATTTTAGGAAAATTTTCTTCAAACGCTTTTTTGGTAGGTTCATGCCTTATTTTATTTTTAAAGCTGCCGTCAGTAACTGGTCCGGAATAGCTACCTTGTAAGAAAAATCTATCTTCTGGTGTTAAGCCAAACTTAACAGACATTCCATCAGCCTTTTCAGATATACTTGAATTACCAGGCTGTATAATACCGTTAGACTGCTCTAATGCATCTAGAAGTTTAGCGAAGTTTTCAAAATCCATTGAATATTGATCAGGCTTATATTCAGAGTATAAATGTTGTACTCCTACTCGTGTACCTGTAATATCAACACTCTCTTTTATAACACCGCTACTACTAAAAATATCTATACCCTCTCTGTTAATAGTTTGTCTAGCTTCATCTAAAAGCGACATTACTATGTTTATATCTTTATATTTTTTAACCAAAAAAGATATAATGGATTTTATGTTTAAAAGATTTCTTGTACGAGCATTAGAATCACCTAACAATATTTGAGCAACCCTATCTGTATCTTTATTTTCAATAGTATTTCCTGTTTGTCTATCTGTAATACCCTTTAAGCCACTCCATCTTAAATTAAGATTTTTTGCTAGGTTGGATAAAACTATACTTCTATATGCACCCTTCAAAGGAAAAGGCTCATCATTTGCTAGTACAAATTTTGCAAAGCTAATGTCAGGCACTAACATGAAGTCAGTCTGTACATATTCTCCATCTTTATTATATATAGGAGTTCTAAAATGAACGCTTATACCTGATCTTGCAATATAATCCTTAGGATTTAAATTTCGCTCCATACACCAGTTAGCAAGAATATCATAGAGTTGAACTTTAGATATTTTATTTTCATTTATAGCTATATCTAAGTCGCCAGAGGACTCTCGCTTACCTGTACTACCTAACAGATTCTTCATTAAATTAGTACCTACAATATTAGATAAAAAACTAACTGTAGGTTCAATATCTGATAAATTTATGCGCTGGGTAGGGTGCTGCTTAAAGACGTTACCACCCTCGAGAAGTAAATTAAAATATTTTTTAAAATTAAGCATATTGCGTTAGTATATTTTTAAACGTCAATTAAACATTACTTAAATCATCTGCCACTTCAACATCTTCCGGATGCTTACTTATACTACCGGTATTAGAAGGGTATAACTTTAAGATACCTTGAATAGCTTCAACTATTTTTTCAGGGTCTACATTAGCAAAATTATTTACAATCGGCTTTACTATCATTAGTTCATCTTCTGAAGGAGAGTGCCTAAGAGCTTTTAAAATTAATTCTTGGTAAAGAGGAAATATCTCCGCTAAGTTTAAATTATTATCATCTTCACTCGCGTTGCCTTTTTCAGCTTTTGGTGAAATACCTGATTGTGACGGTTGAATAGCATCTTGCGGCTCAGTTGCATCAGCTGGCTGCTCTAATAAAAATATATATTTATTTATTATTTTAAGAGTTTTAGACTCTATTCTTAAACTTTTATCTAAAGCAATAATTTTTTTAATTTCTCTTACAATTTTAGATACAGGTACGTTTACCATTTTCTCTATTGAATCAATTTTATTAAAAATATACTTATACTTTTGTTTATCTTCTACAAACTTATTAGGGTTAAAAATAAAAGCATTAGTTAATATTTTAATAACATACCTTTCATTTTTATCTATATTTGATACAACCGGCTCATTAGTTACAGGAGTAGGCTGCTCCTGTGGTGGTAATTGAGATGGATCTGCTGCTGGTGCTGCTTCCTGCGGAACCTGCTCTGCCAACAAAGAAAAATATTTTGATATAAGTTGTAAGGTCTTAGGCATTATCTTAATTTATAAAGATGTTAATGTTTGTCTATCTCTCTGTAAAGCAGCAATAATCTTTGGTGTTTTTTGTTTTGCTAGAGCTTCATTCTTTTTATATTCATTATCTACTCTCTTATCTGTCTTTCTTAAAACCTGAGCCGCTTCAATTTCATTATCTTCTTCATGAGTAGAATTTATATCTTGTCCTTTATTAATAGCATTTTGTATTTTAAAATATACATCCTCAGCGTAGGTAGTACCTCTTAGCTGTATCGGCTCGTAACCTACATCATTTCCCTTATCATCAACTAGTTTAATATAAAAAATTGCTTGAGGGTTATCAACACTTGCTAGTCCTTCACCCACTATTTGAAGAAATTTACTCATAAGTATATTTATCTAAATAAAGCTAATTTGTTAGTAACTTGCTTTAAATAAACACTGCTTATATACTTAAACCCGTTCTTTTTTAGGTAATTATTAAAAGATCTCAAGAAGTTAGCACTTTTTTCTGACTTATAAAGCTCCATTTTATTAATAATTTCATCTACTATTTTAAGATAATTTTCGTTATACTCTTCTCTTCTAATAAATAAATAAGTTTTTTGTGGTATTGTTTTTTTTAATTCACATAACTGAATAATAATATTATGTTTAGTAATTTTTTGCACATCTTTATTACTAATATCGAAGTTTATATTTAAATCTATCACTTGCGACAGTGTCTTTTGATACGCAATATTTAATGTCTCATTAAGGCAAATAGCGCTTCGGCTTTGACACTCGGAGATTAATGATTCCGTTATAATAGTCATCTCGTAATAGTACCTCCTCTTCAAATTGAATTTTAGCCTCTCTATATGCTAGTGCAAATTTTGAGTCGCAAATCTCAATAATCTCAAAACTAAAGCTATCTTTACCATACTTTAATATATCTTCGTTAAGCTCTCTTGAAGAAGATGTATAAGTCTTCCAGTCAGTCTCTATTACCTCGTGTCTTTTATTCTTCTTTCCTTTAAGTGGACGCCTTTTAAGTATAGATTTACACTGTTTTTTACCAATATACTTTTTTCCTGTGGGTATACAGGTTATTTTATATAAAAACCCGTAAGGTATATTACCTTCTTCAATTATAAGACTAGTATTCCAGTGACCTAAATCCATTATTTTTTAGATTTATTTTTCTGCTTACGTTTTCTACGTCTTAACTTACCAGCTCTGGTGTATACTGCACCACCTTTTGGTATTCTAGCATCACCCGGTGCATAAAAATCAGAGCCAGATATATTATCAGGTGAAAATCCTCCACTACTACCGCCTAGTGCTGCACCTGCAGTCATATTTTCATAAAAATATTGTTTAAATGTTACAGTTGATTTCACTTCAATAAGTATTTATAATAATTCTGTGGAATTGCTAAAAAGATATAAAGAAGAAATCGGTGCTGATTTACTAATTACTGATTTCAATATAAAAGATATACAATTAAAGTTACCATCACGTAAGCATTTTTGGGCAGCAAGACTAATTGATGCAAAAATAACTCTACAATCCTTACATAAAAAGAAAAAAAACCTTAAAAAAACTCTTGTAACAAAGATTATAGCTGAAGCTCCTGTTAAATTAACACAACAAACAGCAGAAATAGCTGCAGAAGCTACTGATGAACTAACAAACATAACAGATTCTATAAAAGAATACGAGTTTATAGTTGAGTATCTTGAAAAAGTAGAAAAGATTATGTAAGGAATGGGATATGACATAAAAAATATTATAGAGATACAAAAGTTAGAGCAGTTATGATTACTTTTGATTATACTAAAACAAATCGTAAGCTAATTATTAAGTGTGACGATAGAAATATTTACGAAAACTTACGCGAACACTTTAGTGTAGAGGATAAAAACGCTTCTTTTATGCAAAGAAGGTTTAATTCGAGAAGAATTAAGTTACCAACGCGTAAATATGCTATTACTCCTACAGGTCTTTGCGACTTAGGCTTGTTTTGGGAAATAAAAAAGTATTTAATAGCTAATCAGATTACAGAACCTGTAACATACACAGAAAAATTTAAAGAATCAATTAATTGCGGGTCAACTAATGCAATTTTTAAAGACTTTGCTCTTAAATTACGTGACTATCAAGAGGAGGTTATTGAAAAAGCCATAAAAAACGGATGGGGTACATGTGTTTTAGGTACCGGTGCTGGTAAAACCCTAACAACTGCTGCATTAATTGAGAATTTTTATAGAAACTCACCTAATTCTACTACTTTTAAGTGTATTATGATTGTACCAGACCTTGGTCTCGTGCAACAAACGTATGATGAGTTTATAGCTAGTGGTATTTCATTTAAAATAACAAAATGGACCGGTAACAACAAGCCTGATCTTACTAGTAATATTGTAATATGTAACATTCAAATCCTCTTATCGCAATTTAAAGACAACGAATGGGTTAAATATGTTGATTTACTAGTAGTTGATGAATGTCACAAGGTAAAATCATCTAATGAGATAAGTAAAATAATTTCCGCAATTAAAACTAGTAATAGATATGGGTTTACCGGTACTCTTCCTGAGGATAATTTAGATAAATGGTTTATTATAGGTAAGCTTGGACCTGTTTTATATGAAAAGAGTAGTCATGACCTTCGGTTAGAGAGTTACCTCACTAATGTTGAGGTTAAAATACTTAAATTAAACTATAACGCGCCTATAATTGCAAATATTACCGATAGTGAGTATAGAAATGAGCTTAATTTTTTGTATACGCATGAAAAGCGAAATAAGTTTATTGGTCAATTAAGTAATAAGCTTAATAATAACACCTTAATACTAGTAAATCATATTGTTCACGGTGAAGGTCTATTAGAAGTAGTAAAAAATACATGCACTAATAAAAAAGTATTCTTTATTAGGGGAGATGTAGAAATAGAAGAGCGAGAGAAAATTAAAAAGTTAATGGAGAGCAGTAATGATGTAATTTGTATTGCAATAAGCGCTATTTTTTCAACTGGTGTTAATATAAAAAACCTTCACAATATTCTTTTTGTTTCAGGAGGTAAATCGTTCATTAGAACCGTACAATCTATAGGTAGAGGTTTAAGATTACATAAGGATAAAAGTAAACTTATTATTATAGACCTAAGTGATAACTTACACTACGGTAATAAGCACTCCGAAAAAAGAAAACAAATTTACAATGCTGAAAAAATAGCATATACAGAAAAAGATATTGATATATCTTAATAGTAATATATTATACAGTTATGTCTAAAGAAAATTACTACGTAGATCCAGTCGAATTTAAAGAATCTTTACGTAAGTATTATGAAACTGATATTTTAACTGACGACCTTGCTGAAAATATTAAAAAAATTGCTTATGGGTTAAGCTATAATAGCTCATTTATTAATTATACTTACAAGGATGACATGATAGGAGACTCTCTTATTAAAATGTACTCTGCACTTAAGGGTAAAAAATATAAATTTGCTGCCGAGTCAAATCCTTTCTCATATTTTACAACGATTGCATTTAATGCGTTTGTTAATCGTATTAAAAAAGAAAAAAGACATCACGAAGCGGAAAAAAATTATAGAGAAAAAGTGTATGAGGATATCATGAATGATCCAAAGACTTGTAACAATCTCATTTATGTTAAGCCCGTAGGTGGTGATGATGATGACTTCTATGATCAAGATTAATAAACCGAGAGTTGCTATTATCTCAGACCTCCATTTAGGAGTTCATACTAATAGTGCTCAGTGGCATGACATTGCTATAACTTGGGCAAATTGGCTAAGTAAAGAGCTTAAGAGGCAAAATATAAAGGATATTATATTTTGCGGTGATTGGTATCATAATAGAAGTGAAATATCTGTAAATACACTTCAGATCTCAGCTGATATATTACAAATATTTGACGATTTTAATATTATAGCTTTAGTAGGTAATCATGACATCTATTATAAACATAGAACAGATGTAAATTCGCTTTCTATTTTTAAAAATAGCAAAAATATAACAGTAGTAGATAAGGTCGCTACGTTAAACGTATTTGATAAAGTTATAACGCTGTGCCCTTGGGGTACTTCTACTAATCAAATAGAAAAAAGCGATATTATTTTTGGTCATTTTGAAATAGAAACCTTCAAAATGAATTCTTACAAGGATTGTGAAGAAGGTCTAAGTGTAAAAGAGCTTTTAAGTAAGAGCTCTTTAGTTATTTCTGGTCACTTTCATTTTAGACATGAAAAAAAATACGGAGCAGGTACAATTCTATATGTGGGTAATCCGTTTCAAATGGACTTCGGTGATTGTGATAACATAAAAGGTTATCACATACTTGATATAGATACGCAAGAATATGAGTTCTTTGAGAATACCGTTTCACCTCATTATAAAAAGGTCAGTCTTAGTGAACTTGCAGAAGCTACTACTATTACACCTGAGATAAAAAAATTATTTATAAACAATATTATTAAATTTAAGGTAGATAAAAATATCTCCCAGGAAGATTTAGCTATACTTACTTCAAAATTAAATTTATTGAGACCAGAAGCGTTGCAAATAGAATATGATCTTAACTATAATAAAATTAGTAATGACAACAGTGATAAGGATCTCTCAGGTATCGATATTACCTGTGCTATTGAGGAGTTTGTAAATCTTCTTGAAATAGAAGATAAAAGTGATATACTTAGCTATACGTTAGAACTTTATAAAAAGTGTATTGCATGAAGAAAGTAACATTTACTAAAATAACAATTCAGAATTTTCTATCAGTTGGCAATGAACCAGTTTCGGTTGACTTTCGCAAAGGGTTACACATTATTACCGGTAATAATAAAGATAAGCCCGATAGACAGAACGCTGTTGGTAAGTCCACGGTAGCGGACGCTATATATTTTGCCATTTTTGGAGAGACTTTAAGAGAAATTAAAAAAGACTTAATTACTAATAATATTACCGGAGGTAAAACACAGGTTGAGTTGGAATTTAATGTTGACTCACCTAAGGGTAAAAATAAATTTCATATTATACGTACACTTTCACCTACCAAGGTCAGTGTATATAAAGACGGTGTAGATAAAACTCGTGATAGTATAGCTAATACTACAAAATATATTAGTGATGTATTAAGTGCGTCACCAGCTATTTTTCAAAACTGCGTTATTATGACGGTTAATAATACCATACCGTTTATGGCTAAAAATAAAATTGAGAAGCGTAAGTTTATCGAGGATATTTTTGGTATGGAGGTTTTTAGCAAGATGATATCAACTCTTAGACAGGAGTATAATGATATTAAGCGTGAATATGATATTAATTATGCTAAGCTCGACGAGGTTAATAAAACACTGCAAAACTACAATAATCAAAAGCAGAGATTAATTGAAAAAAAAGAAGATAAGCGAAAGCTTTACCTTGAAAGGCAAGAATCTAATGCTTTAGAGCTTAAAGAACTTAATGCAGAGCTTCTTAAAGAGTCTGATATACCAAATATTGATGATATTCAAACTACTATTGATAAGTTAGAAGATAAGCTAATAGAAAATGATGATCAAAAAAGCTCTCTCGTTAGTGACTCATCGAATAAAAAAGCAACAATTGTTCATAAAAAGGAAATATATAAAAAGATAGGATCAGATAGCGATACGTGTCCAGTTTGTTTGAGATCTATACAAGAGCATGATAAAGAAAATATTGCTCGTGAAAAACAACTTCTTAAAGATGAAATGATTTTTATAGCTAAGGATATAGAAGACATTAATGTAAAGATATTAGAGGTTGAAGAACAAAAATTAAAAATTAAAAGAGCCATTCAAGAGAAAAATAGATTAATAAATGAGACTGGCTTAAAAATTCAAAGTAATAAAAATATAAGTAATAGGATTACACAGCTAACAAAGTGGCAGAGTGAGCTAGTACAGGATATTGAAACCTTAAATGAAAGTAAGACGGAGTTTGACGATTTGATCTCTGAAACTCAAAGTAGACTTGATAGCATAAACGATACTGTCGGAACTATATCTAAACAACTTAGTACATTAGATATAGTCAAATTTGTTATTAGTGAAGAAGGTGTAAAGTCGTATATCGTAAATAAGTTACTAGAACTTTTAAATAGCAAGCTATATTATTATCTTAAAAAACTTGATTCGAATTCTGTTTGCGTTTTTGACGAATACTTTGAAGAACAAATTGTAAATGATAAAAATAAAATTTGTTCTTACTTTAATTTTTCGGGGGCAGAGCGTAAATCAATAGATCTTGCTTGCCTGTTTGCCTTTTCGGATATTAGGCGCATGCAGGGTGGAGTAAGTTATAACATTGCGATTTACGATGAGCTGTTTGACTCGTCGTTTGACGAAAAGGGTATTGATTTAATTACAGATATATTAAAAGAGCGTGTGAATACACTTGATGAATGTTCTATAGTCATTTCACATAGAAAAGAGTCGATTAAAGCCGTAACTGGAGATGTTATTTTCTTAGAAAAACAAAACGGTATAACAAGGCGTATTGATTATCTAGATTATTAATGTAAATATAAAATATATGTTTGCGCAGCCTTTTGCTAGTCCTTTTTCACAACCTTTTGCAAATCCATTTGGGGTTCAACCTACACCGCGTCAAGTAGCTATACCAGAGCAACCTAGAGAGCTCTCACTACCGAGATATGTTAATTATCTTGCAGATTATTCTGGCTGTGGATTCTGGAGAATATTGTGGCCTGAAAAACATATTAATGAAACAGGTGCAGGTTGTTCGACTTCCCTTACCGCTATGGTGTTTGATCCAAGATGGTATACAGGAGTTAAATCTGTTAAAGTACAACGACAGGCATCAAACGATCAAAAAGAATTTATCAAGTACCTAAAGCAAGTTCAACAAGATCATAAATTTAAATTAATTTATGAGGTTGATGATGTGGTGTTTAGAGAAGACATTCCTGATTATAATAAGTTTAAGTTTGCTTTTGATAATGACGAAATTCGTAATAACTGTATTGAGATTATCAATATGTGCGACGAAGTTACCGTTACTTGCGAGTATATGAAAAAGCTATACCAGGAAAGAACGGGTAAAAAAGAAATAACTGTAATACCTAACTTTGTGCCCTATTCTTGGATGGGTCATGTTTATGATAAGAGACGTGTCTACGATGCGTATGATAAAAATAAGAAAAAACCTCGTGTTCTATATACAGGATCAGGAGCTCATTATGATGTAGATAATAAGAATGGTGGCGTTGATGACTTCTCGCATGTGTTGAATTTAGTTGAAAAGACTATTGATAAATATCAGTGGGTGTTTGTAGGAGCATTTCCACCACCATTAATGAGGTACGTGCAGCAGCGAAAGATTGAATTTCACCCTTGGCAAACACTAGCAGATTATCCTAGATTCATCGCGGGGTTAAATGCACAGGTGATGATAGCTCCCCTGCTTATAATAGCTTTAATAGATCAAAGTCAGATATTAAGTTTATTGAATCATGCGTAATGGGACTTCCTTGTTTAGTACAAGATATGGAGACATATAAAAATGCTCCCTCATTCCTTAAATTTAAGACAGGCGACGATTTAGAACAAAAGCTTGAAGCTATACTTAAAAACAAGCCCAAGTATTACAGCAATGTCGAAATGTTTAGAAGTATTGGAGCGCAAAGGTTCCTAGAGCTTCCAGAAAATATTGGCTGCCATCTTGAGGCACTCAACACGCCTTATGGCTCCTCTGAAAGAAAATATCTTAAGAGATGGAATAGTTGAATTCAATCTCAGTAAAGCTATAATAGCTTTATATGGCTTATAGAAACTGCGTATATAGTAGCCGAACTCAATCAGTTCGGCTATTTACTTGGGATACAGAAGGTAAGCGTGTGCATTATGATGTGTCAGTATCACCCTATCTTTATATTGAGGATAGTAACGGAGATAAAACAACTATTTTTGGTACTAAGGCTAAGAAGAGGATTTTTAACAATGGTTACGAACGTAATAAGTTTATACAGGACTCAGGCATTAAGAGAGTGTATGAAAATTTACCTCCAGTTCAGCAATATCTACTAGACACTTTTTGGACGGAGAATGAGAAGCCTGAGTTTACAAAAAACGATTTAAAAGTAACATTTATAGATATTGAGACATACTCTGTTGATTCATTTCCTGACGTTGACGACCCGCAGCATACTGTAAATGTAATTACTTGCTACGACAACTTTACAAAAAAGTTTCATACATTTGGTATTAAACCTTATACAGGTGATAATAAGCAGGTAAAGTATACACACTGCAGAAATGAACGAGATTTATTCATTAAGTTTATTGAATATATTGAAAGTGATTATCCCGATGTATTAAGTGGATGGAACTCAGAGTTCTTTGATATACCTTACATTATTAATAGGTGTGAGAGAATTCTTGGGCAGGAGTATGTAAATCGTTTATCACCTACAGGAAATATTTACCATCGTGAAGTTATGGGTAAATTTGGTAGGCAGCAAAAACGATACTATATTGAAGGCGTGTCGTGTATCGACTACTTAGACATCTACAGAAGATTTTGCCTTAAACTAAGAGAATCGTACAAGCTCGACGCTATTGGTGAAATAGAATTAGGTGAAAGAAAAGTTGACTACGGGGATATGAATCTATCTACTTTAGCAGATACAGATTGGACTACCTTCGTTGACTATAACATTCAGGACGTTAATCTCCTAGTCAGACTAGAAGAAAAGTTACAGTATGTTGTACTGCTACGAATGTTAGCATATGTAGGTCTAACAACCCTTGAAGGTGCTATGGGAACTATATCGGTAATTAACGGCGCGTTGACCATTAGGGCTAGAAAGCGTAAAGAAGTTTTATCTACTTTTATTCGCAATCAAGGAGCTGGTAAGAATCCGGGAGCATATGTTGCTG